TTCAGAGGGAGAAAAGCCTCGACACTGCAAACAAAAGAACCGGATTTTGGCTTTTCGACTCTTGGTCTTATAAGCCTTCTCGGCCAGTTCTTTGTATTCTTTTGGAACCAACATCGTTTTTCCCTTATCCCGTACACCTGATTGGATAAAATACACAGTCCTTGGCAGTACATTTCTCTACTTCCTTACGATTGAAACCACAGCATTCCAAGCAGAAGTATCGGATTTTAGCCTTCCGGCTGTTGCTGTGGAACGCCTTCTCGGCCAGTTTCTTATATTGTCTTGGAATTTTCTTCATCTCTTTCTTCCAACACCCTGGTTAGTACGTATTTAAGGCTAATGCTTACACGCCTGTCCCACTTGTCAAAAAACAAAAGTGGGATATTATGCTTTTGAGCATACTGCACTTCCCGCTTCATTCCACTACTCAAGGGGCCATACACTAACAGCAAATCACAGCGGCTAATAATTTCGCAGTCTATGTCAAGAACTTGGTCAACCGTCAAATAACCTTTTTGGAGAGCAATGGCCAGGGCCTCGTCGTGCTCCGCAGGAACATAGAGGTCGCCACTGGGGAACCCGTCCATCTTCTCCCAGTCCAGCAAGTAGGCTTTTATTTCTCGGCCTATTTGTATGGCCTTCCAGCAGTTTCGCTCAATCGTTTCCTTTGTGGCCAGGTTCCCCTTTGGCCCCCTGATGGGATGGGACAAGTACAGCCTGTAACCCTTATTTCTCTGTCCCTTTTTCGTTTTCATCACTCCCCGCCTCTCGAACAAAGTTGAACTTTTCAGCAAGCAAGCCCCAGTAATCTGGTGGCTCACGCCCGTTATCCGCCCCTCGACTGTCGTCGTAGGGTTGGTACTTCCTATAATAATAATCGTAATAGGTCAAAAACACAAGGTTGCAAAGAGCGTGCCAGAGGTGTGGCAATCCGCTGTCTGGGTCAGTATATATCCCATCCCAAAAAGCCAGCAAATGACGTAGGCAGGCTGCATACACCCGACTGAAATGGATGCCCTTCTCCCAGTTCCGAGGCTCATATTTCTGGGCACCGTGCGATAACACGGCACCCAGAGCGTAGAGGACCTCGGGTGGAATAAGGTCGAGCCGCAGCTTACCGGCATCAAACTTGCAGCCTTCTTTGAGATAGTCTAATCCTTCGTTGGCTGATGACGCATTCCGCACACCTGGTACTACATATTGATAAAATTTAGCATCCATATCCACCCTCTCAATTTCTTGCAGACTTATACAGATTTTTGATAAGCACCCTGATAACCGGACTGAACAATACACCTACCAGAATGCCAACTGCAAATGCTACATACACATTATCCATCTTTCTTCCCCTTTCCTTTTAACGTTAATAATGCTATATCGTACACACGGCCCTTGCCGTTGCACACCTTGCACCTGTGTTCAATAAGGCGACCCTTTTCATCGTGTTCAGGAATGTAGCCACGTCCTTCACAATTAATACAATCTGCTCCGAAAATCCTAACATAATTAGCCTGATACTTATCCCAATCGCAGGGACGCATTAGGTCGCCTTTACCTGCTGAACTCTTGCTCATATATTTTCCCTCACTTTAATTTTCTTAACCAACTGTCGAGTAGTCGGACTTTGCTTATCTGCCAACTGCTTGGTTATCTTGTGTCTTTTATCCGCATCGTAACAATACCGCAATTCTTGGATATTGCTTATCAATTCTTTAAGAGCTATGTTTTTCACGCCTACGCTGTAAAGAAAAACTATCCCGCCAGCTACAAGAGATGCTATCGCAATAATGGACGCATAGCGTGCCACCGCCAGCGATACACCCAAAGCTACACAGGAACCAACAAAAATCCCAACAGCTTTAGTATTTCCATTTATGTAAGCCATAGCTGATAGAGCAATGCCCACAACGGCCAGCGTTGCCATCCAATTAGTTTTGTGCACAATATCACGAAAAGCTGGGTTTTTAACTATTGGTGTCGCCGTCACCTGCTCCGTATCGTCAAATCGCAGGGCGGTACAGCCAGCAACTATAGTTAAAATCCCAGCCGCCACCAGTGGTATTAGCAAAATAACCAAGTCTTGCGTTGTAATTTCTCTACACTTCATAACTACCCCCTTTCACTTATTGTTAGCAAAAAAGTATAGCAACAACCCTATTCCGATTAGTAGCAGCAGCTTCTCATCATAGCCCTGCTCCGCAGATAAGGCTAAAATATACGCAATTATCAACAAGCTGCCACCAATCTTTCGCAAACTCATTTATTGCCCCCTATTCAGTTTTAATCTTTATTCGCAAACAAATGCAACGCCAAACCAACCATTATTATCGGCAACGCTGCTGTCAATCCTTCGTATAAATTTATCCTAACTGTAAACACTATTATAGCAGCAATGCTCAACAATGTCAAGACCAAATAATCAATAATTTTATTTGCTGTTAAATCTTGTATCCACTGCGAAATAGTTTGTTGGTCTTTCCACACCAAATACAAATCCAACAAACCTGCAAGGAGTAAGGTCCCGTAAGAATACCCAGTTTCGCCGATTAAGAACAGGATATATGCTACTGCTAATAGCCCTGCACCAATTTTTTGTAGACTCATTTTTTGTCTCCCTTTTTATCATCCCTATACTCATCCAACCATTCCATCGCAGCAATAGCCAAAGCTAAAGCCTGCCACATATCTTTCTTTACTCTGTACAGCGGCCCTTGCTGCTTTTTAGTCCCGATAGCCTTTGCCTTGCCACCATATCGGTCGATAATTGCTTGCCGGATATTGCTATCCTTCGCTTTCATTGAGTGGCACAATCGCTTTTTAACCTCTGACCGAGGCATTCTAAACGTATAGTATTTATAGCCGTGCAGTGAAGCAATGGCGTCAAAGTAACCTACCCAGTAGCAGGTCTCCAGTACACTACGGCCTACTGGCATTCCATAGCATTGGGGCATCTCCATAACTAATGCAGTAGATTTCTTTGACGATATTGCAGCCTTGCCTTGCTTGTCAATCTGCTCACACATTGCGATGTTGTCTTCAATGCCGCAGTCAAGAATAGCCCCTGTTTCAACTTCATATAAAACCCAACCTGAAACTACTGGGCCTGGGTCAATCGCCAATACTCGGTCAAAATTTGGTACTTTGCTCATTGTTGTTCACCTCAATAAATTTAGCTATAGCCTCTTGAACTTCCCGCTTCCCTGCCCGACTGTACCAATCCCTTAAATCCTTGTATGAGTCAGGGACAACCAGCCGCAAGGTTTTAACACCAGCTTCCAACAACGTTTGCATCAGCCCAATGGAACCGTGAAGTCCAGCTTGGTCGTTGTCAGCAACAATAATCGCCATCGTATTCCTGCCCTTCAAAATCTCCGTAATCTCATTCTTGTTTGCAAGGCAGTTAAACCTACCAACGGCCTCGAAGCCACACTCTACTGCTACCATTGTATCACTTAAGCCTTCGCAAATCAAGAGGGCACCATTTAACCAGTAGCCATCCGCTCGATGGTAGATACCACCCTTGCTCCCCCGTACCAGCCGCTTCTGACCATCAGGAAAACGTTGCAGAATACCAACAATTTCGTTATGTTCCCAGACAGGAATGGTATAAGCCGAGCCATCCCAGCCTATACCAAACAACCGCAGCGTATTAACCCGTAGCCCTAACTGTCGGGCCAACTGCCTACACCTAAAATAGCCCAGCTTTTGCTGGTACAAACGAACAAGGGCCTGCCAATTGAGTGGGGCAGGTTTACGAGAAGCCCGCAATTTCCGACGTGGAAGCACCAGATTAGAGTTAGGGCCATCCATCCGATGCAGGTAGCCGCAAGAAAGCTGGCAAACAGCACCTTCGGCTGTCCGTGGACAAATAACCCATCGCCCATCCTCGGACACCAAGCACCAGTCTGGCTTCCCGCATACAGGACAGCGAAAATCATCACTCACCCTGTGATAGGGGATTATCATCGTTCCCGTTTTCATCAGCACTGTCTTCATCATCTTCCAACAACTTCACATCATCTTCTTTTATCCCAATTTCCTTAAGAAAATCCTCGAACCCAACTGTTGGTTCTGCGTCCACTGCCGAATTTAATTCCCAATCCAACTTGCTTATCAACTGCTTCGGCAAAGGAAAGTTATAAGCCTTGTTGGCTTCCTTGATAACCTTGTTGTACATTTTCAGGACATCAATAAACCGGTGTAAACACACAGATGTCCAATCCAAAATTCCAACAATGCTATTAACTTGGTCATCAAGGTCTTTAATAGCTTCCTTCATCAAATCAATTTGCTGTTGGAGATTTCTTATTTCGCTCATCACTGCTCCCTCAAAAATCATACTGGTCATAGAAAGCCATATAATCTGAAGCCCAATAACAAGGAACAATCCCAATTGGAGTCGTACTTCAATTCATAATAACTGGGCCGGTGGAGCAACAAAACCTTGTCTGCATCCTGCTCCAAGCTCCCACTTTCACGCAAATCGGACAATCGAGGTATGTTATTCTCTCTATTCTCAACAGCCCTATTTAGCTGGCAAGCCACAATCAGGGCCACGTTGAAAGTCTTGGCCGTTGCCTTCAGCATTCGGCTAATCTCTGTTATCTCTTGCTGCCGAGACTCACGCCGCCCTGCTGCCATCAACTGAAGGTAGTCAATCATCACGCATTTCACCTCGAAATGCTGTGCTAAATGTTCCAGTTTCTGGTTCAACAGGAACGGAGAAAGAAACGAATTATCGTCGAGGATAAGCTGGCGTTTCTGCAACTCTCTTGCCGCCCAATCCAACGCTTCCCAGTCGTGTTGAGTAGCCCGTCCCAGCTTGAGATGGTGAAAATTAACACGGGCCAAGCTGGCCAGCAATCGCTCAACAAATAGCCGCCGGTTCATCTCCAGAGAAAAAACAACTACCACGCCTTGTTCCGATAATTTCAGGGACATTGAAGCAAGAAGAGCACTTTTACCCATCGACGGACGGCCTGCAACGATAATATATTCTCCACCGGAGACGCCTCGGATACGCTCATCCAAACCCGACAAGCCGGTGCTCATCCCTTGCTCACGTTCGCCGAAGGAAGTAACTACGTCTGATAAAATGTCCTTTAGGTGGACGTAATCAGCGTATTCAAATTCCATTTTAGAGTCGTCTTCCTTTTGCACAAATACAGTCTCCACAGTATTATACGTTCAAAACACAGAAATGTTTGGCCTAAAATTAAAATGGTATATCGTCATCGTCAACAGGCGGAGCCTCTGGTTGTGGCGTTTCCTGCTTCGGCGGTCTGCCAAAAACAAACTGGTTTACACGCACAACAGTGTGCCGCCGCTGTGCTCCACTCTTCTTGTCCTTCCATCGCTGCTGGTATAGCTGACCACTTACCAGCAACTCGGAGCCTTTTTGCACATACTTAATAAGAGTTTCCGCTTGCTTTCCCCACACTTCACAATCGAAATAATGGGTGTAGTCATCCCGCCGAGCGTCCGCCACTGCCAATGAAAATGTGGCGACTGATACATTTTGTGCACTTCCAACATTTCTAATTTCAGGGTCTCTTGTTACTCTGCCTACTAATACAACGTGATTGTAATTCATAACTCACCTCACTCTTCTTCCTCTTCTTCAACAGATTCTACAGCCCAATTCCCAACAATCACTGATACAACATACCGTCGTGCTTTCACGTCCCAGTGGTATTCCGACTTCACCCTCACCCCAAAAGTCACTTCAGACAACAGTATCGCCAGCTTTGCTGCTTTTTCTGGGTCTGTGCAAACAAACTCGACCTGCTTTCTTTCCACTTTCTTTGACATTTCTATCCCCTTAATCAACTACTCTTCATCTTCTACCACTTCGCTTGGTACACGAACTATCACACTGTATATCAAACTTCCATCATCACGTCTGCTATTATATTGAGCTTTCATTCGTGCTTCACCTTCTATTTCAGCTAACAAAGACGTTAAAGCTGCTGCCCGTTCCTTGTTTTCGGTAACAAACATTATTTTTTTCATTTTTTCACCTCACTTAATCAATAGTAATGCCAATAATATGTGTCTCCCTATCCAACAGAATTGGTTCATCCATATCAACCTCATCCTGCAAATCCAAATAACATTCTTTCAAATACATACGGTCGATAGTACAAAACTCTCCAACAGTGATACAACTCCGAAAAGCGTGGAGTTCCTTTATCTCTGACCGGTAATCAATCTTCACATTGCAGTTACGCAGAAAAACTTGATTGGTTTTAGAGAATATCATAAAGTTAACCGTAGAGTTATTAAACTTGCCTCTCTCCAAGCCAGACACTTTAACAAACGAACAATCAGCAAGTGCCCGACAGTCATCTTCACACACTAAATCGACAAAGCTACCACTTGTAAGAATAGACTTATTCTGCAAAAGAATAATACAGTGGCTTGCTCCACAAATTTCGGTGTTGGTTAAAGCTCTAATATCACAGAAATATGGACACGAAATTGTCGCTGAATACGCACCTACGATAGAGGTGGACCGCAAATGGTTAACTTTCTGCTTTGGTCGAAGTACCCGTGCCTTTAGAATTTCCGGCAAGTGCACTTTTACCCGCTGCCGCATTCCCTCAATACTAAACCACTCTGGCAATTCTCCATCACAATCGTACACAACTTGCCAATCCTTGAACGAAGCCAAATACCTGGGATACCCGTTTTCATCCCACGGAGCCAAGGCTTCCAGTCGCACCAGTTCTTTTTTCCTGTCTAAATGCTGCAAGCCGAAATGCTCTATAATATCTTCGTGACTGTCACTGTTCTTCAACCAGAATAAAGACTTTTTTGTCATCACCATAGAAATTGGCCGACACATCTCTTATCCCCCTTTCTTGATAATACTATCTACAAGGATAGCCTTCTTAATTTTAGCGATGCTTTCCGGCCTTGTCGGATACCGGCCAAACTGCTTGAGCACCGCCTCTTTCAACAATTCCAAATCCACCCGCTCCAAGCTACCGCTACCTGCCAAGTCTTCGTTGTAACTTTGCACAGTATCTTTTAGTATCTTAAGCTGCTGCGGCGTTGGTTCCGGCAACACCGACGAGACAGGCGGTTCGGCATTGCCGGATTTAGCTGGCACTACTTTGTCCGATGCTTTATATATCCACTCCGCAAAATCAAGACAAATTTCCTTTATTTGACTCCGAAATTCCTCTTTTTGCAGGTCGTTAATAAATGTACGGTAGGCATTCCCCGAACTTCCCAATGCTTCCAACACAGACTTCAACACAGCTTGCAAGACAATCCGGTAATCTTTTCTCTGAAATTCTCTAATTTGCTGTTCATTATACTCCGCCATCATTCATCCCCCTTCTTAAAGTATGGGCAAAACTCTGCCACAGGACAATACCGGTTACACCTAACACACTCACCTTTTCGTTCCTCAACATAAATCCTTTCGCCATCGATAGTTATGTTATGAGAAGCTGCGTACTCCACAATTGCTTCACGGCTGGCTTCTACCTTAATAGCACTCTTTCGACCCTTTTTCATTAAGGCAAATGTTGGTTCTCTTTGCCACTTTTCTTCCGGTGTACACTCACGCCACGGGTTTCTAACGTGGTCAACCACCCGTTCGTAAATAAAGTTTTCTGCATACTTGTGTGCCCACAATCCAACCCACTTTGACACAAAAGGAATAGGTGGATAATTGTCATCAGGTCGCCGGTTCACTCGGTTCTTATCGTGGTCTCGGAGAATAGCGTTGATACATAAATGCCTAATGGGAGCTTCGCCCATTCCCTCTGGCTTGTTCGGCCCTTGCATTAACAAACGATTGTACAGATAAGCATAGCAATTCAATTGCTTATCCCACTCGGGTTTAACACCCTTCTCGATAATACTCCAGACTGAAGTAACTTTCCAATCTTCAAGAGAGTCATCGCAAATAAAATCAGGTTTTCCAATAACCGTTATCTTCTTTCCATCCACTTCAAACGGCACTTCAAGTTTTAACTGCACCGCTACAAATTTCCCTTCGTGTTTTGCCTTCTCTGCAATGTTAGACAAAATATAATCCACACTTGTTCCAAGCAACATCCAAAGAAATTCCGATACGTCCTGCGTCAACTCATCCCAATGTTTAATCATCAGGTTATGGATAAGTGGTGGCCCTACCAACGTAGTAACACCCAACCGGTCAGGGTGTGGTTTGTACAGCTTGTTTCCAATCAAATCGTACAACGGCTGTGGCACATTGTATTCATTTGTTAACTTCATTTCTCACCTCACTTCATTCTTTAACACTTTTCTACTTATTTCCAAGATGTAGCCTGCTGCTTGCTTTGCCTGCTGCTTAACTTCATCAAAACCACATCTTCCTGTTTCCCATTCATCTATCGCTTCTTCTGCCAACACCAGCGGAGAACAGCAAATCCACGCCTTGCCAAAGTCAAACAACCGAAGTGGGCAAAGCTGGCAATCCTTTATAAATGTCCGCAAAAAACATTCCTCAAAATCAAGAAAAGGATGAAACCATCTGAAATTGTACTCTGTGGAATATACTATCTGTAACCAGAACAACACCATCCCAAGAAACGTACTCCATATTCCACCCTCTTTCAATATCTTAATTTCCGTGGCTGTAAGGCATCGAGCCATAAGACAAGAAGATGTCCCTTCCTCTTGTATAATAATACGCCGAAATACAAAAATCAAATACTTAAACAATTCTTGAGCTGCTTTTTGAAATTCAGAAAAACCAACTTTACCGGTAGTCCACTGCACATCGGCTATTCTTACATCTTCCCACGCACCACAACACGGGGCCGCCTGTCGGCGTGGGTTGTCAAATTGCTTCAAAGGGCAAGTGCTACAGTTTTTATAATATCTACACACCGCACAAAACGGAGCATCAATAGATACTTTTTCCGCCGCTTCTGCTGCTTTGTAATCATCTTCATCGGCAGTAATAATCTGCCACCAATGCTGCAATGAACACAACCACGCTGTCCACTTTCCCTGCTCGGCGGCCCACACAACCTCTCTTTCTGTTAACCAATCAATTGCCATTGCCCTTTCCCCCTTCTTGGAAAATATCATCCAAAAGTCTTTCCAATGCTTCGTCATCCAAGCCCATCAGCAAATCAATCAACCGCTCATCCCACAATGAGGCAGCCAAATTGTCGGCTTCTCTCTTGCTAATCACCCCTTTTGATGCTAATTCATACATCAGCATTCGCCAATGTTTCAGACTATATACATCTATTTTCATAGTTTCACCTCACTTCACAAAACAAACAACAAATAATAAACCACCACAATCAGCGACACACCACATATTATGTGAATAGCCTCGGTTTCCATTTCTCACCCTTTCACAAAGATAAGAAAGCATCCACTTCCTCATCCGTGAAACCTTCCCTTTTCGCTTTTTCCCTAAACACTTGTTCACGGGGCACCGGTTTGTAAAGGTAGCTTGGATAAACAGTTTGCTCATAAGAGTGTTTCCATATCCAAAATAGCCGGTCTGCCCTATCCCGTCCGCCGACAAATTCCACAAAAGCATCGTGTGTAGCTCGCTCATCAACACCACCAAAAGGACTTCGCACAACCTTAAACTTCTTTTTCGTTTTCATAACACGCTCCTTTCAAACTAATACATTCACTTAAAATATAACACAATTTTCTCTCTTTGTCAAGCCCTTTTTTCAAAATTTTCTTATAGGACTTTAGGCTGGTTGGATTTGATTTATCCATCGTTTCCGCCCGTTGTCCGTCCGCACTACACAAAGGACTGCACCGGAGCACACCCGCCGAATGTACGGTCTGCGTGGATTTCGAGGGTCTGGTTCGACAGTACCAACAACAACTCTTTTTCCACTCACACCCTTCACCCTTTTACCAACATATAACGGACAAGCTGCAAAGTAACTCATACTATCACCCCCTTTCGTTACCACACACTCACAAACACATCTCTTTTACAGGTTGAAAAACTGACAAATCAGCTTCACCAGTAAGCAATTTGGCCGACAGTGGCCCCCAATCAAGGCACACCCAATGCCCATCATACCATCCCACGTTCCGCATCCCCAATTCATCCTTGTGCACTATACTCCAGCCACAACTTTCTATTTCCGCACTTAATGTTTCTTGGGCCGCTATCATTTTGCTCCACGCATCTTGTTTAGAAAATTTTTCTCTTATTGTTTCTACTTTTGCCTGATAAAAGCACTGCCCACACAAGCCCCAAACTGGCGGAGCTAAACCTTCTTTTGCCGCAATCAAAGAGTTAGCATATGCCATCCGTGCTTCGTCTTCATTGTCATACCATTTTAACACTGCCTTTCCATCCGGTGTAACATAAACATCGCATTCGCTGCCCCCTGCTATCCACTTAACATTATACATTGTCTCAATTTTTTGTATTTTTATTTCCTCTCTCAACATTGCCTTAACTCCAATATATCCAATGTCAACGGCCCCCAATCAAAGCAAACTGGCTGACCCTTGTATAAACCAACATTGTCTTGGTGAATTTCTACTATATCTCCACCCACCCAAAATCCTTCCATAGCAAGTCGATGCTGAATTCGCCATCGTATGGCGGAGAGGGGTGGCCCGTTTTGTTTCATATATTCTGCCGTCCCATACGGTATCGCATAATCCTGCACAAACGCATTTTCTACAAGACAAGACACTGGCGGAGCAATGCCTATTTCAGCCATCGCACAACAAGCATTGAACGCAGCTTGAGCATCATCAATAGATTTGAACAGCTTCACCACCCAATCTTCATTCTTTGCCTTAAACACCAAACATTCCATTCCACATCCTATAAAGTCGGCTTCAAACTCTTTTTCCATCCTCTCGATAAACTTATCTACAGACTCATCCGGTTCAGGATAAGTTTTGCTCTCTTTAGGTTCTACCGGAGCATTGGCACAGGCCACATACATCCAACGTTCAATTTGAATAGCGTGTAACTTAATCTTTGAACAAGCCATCTCTACATCCCTTTGAAAATGTTATTCTTAATAGAATGGTTCCACACACACAGCATAAAGTTCTGTCCACAGAAAACCAAACCTTCTTTCGTTGCCTTCTCAAACTTTACTTCATAAGTATCCTCAATCCTTCTGATGAAATGGACGATACTTTCCCCTTCATCGGGCACAAGGTGAAGTTCATTGTGTTTCCCTGTTACACTTTTGTGCCACTCCGTCAACTCATAATCATAATAAGCCACCTTGTCCATTATTCACCCCCTTTCAGCTTTGTTCTCTTATAAGCAAGGTTCAGTTTTTGGCAAAAACGCACTATATCAAACTCTTCTCCGTATTTGGCACACGCCACACTGATACAAAACGCCAATGCGTTGAAAATATCGTCTATCCTTTCAACGTGTGCATACTCACCACAAACCTTGCCGATGGCGTTGGCAATTTCGTCATATAAACGTCTGTTTTTCAAACTTTCCATTGTCACGCCCTTTCGTTGGCATAATCGGCTAACAGCTTTACAATTTCAATCAGCTTGAACGATACAGCTTCATAGCTGTTTCCTTGTTGTATCTCACTTTTGCTCCGTCTAAATCCCGTGAAAAGCTGACCCAACAGGAATGCTTCATAAGCTGTTTCTGCCTTGAACGTCACAATCTTTCCTGCTGCAACTTCACGTATTTCAGCTTTCATAGTTCACCCCCTTCTTGCTTTTCTTTAACGTGTTCTTTTCGATACTTTTCAAAGTTTTCTTTCAAGGCAATACCAAACAAGACATAGTCAAACCGTGGATTGATGGTTTTGAAATAATAGCCAAATTCCTTGCGAAAATCGCCCAACACATCATCCACATTTTCCAAATCATACTTTGCCAATACTTTTGCAATAACATCCGCAATTTGCCTAAAATGTTTTTTCGTAAACATAGTCCAGCCCCCTTTCAGCAAAACACCACTACATAAACCGCAATAGCCAATATCCAAATTTTCTTATCCATCGTTATTGTCCTATAACTTTTCGGTGGTTTTTTCTTGCACATTGCAAGCACACTTCATTTATCAGCCAATCAATAACGTTCATTTCACGCCCACACTGTTTGCAACGGTAAAACTCTATTTTAGTTTTTTGTCCTGTTTTCTTTGTTTTAGCTTGCATCATTTATCCCCTTAACTACCAAAAATGGTTTGTTTTTCTGCGTACAATCTTAAACCTTCAATAACCGCTTTACTACCTATACTCACTTTTTCCACTGTACCTTTGTTGTAAGTTATGCAAACTCCATTAACACCAACAGCAAGCTGACCAACAACATAAAAATCGTCGAAAGTCTCCGGCCACAATTCCAAGTATTGGCCATTTTTTGTTTTTTCAAGTTTCAGTTTCATAGTTTATCCCCCTAACAGCTACTATCTTTTTTGCTTGTTTGATGCCTCAATGCCAAATCATCGGCATAGTCGGCCAACAGGCCAATCACATCATACAATCGGAGAGAGATTGAATTAAACTCAATTCTATCTGGTGTGTTTACCATTTCTATCTTTCCCATCCTAAACGCCAAGTTTATCTTGCCCAATTGAAAGGCATCATAAAGGCATTCCGGCGTTAACGTTAAAACCTTGCCCACACCTGTTTCACGAATTTCAGCTTTCATAGCTTATCCCCTTTTTCTGTTTTTTGCTTTTAACCTACTTAAAGTATAGTACATAAACAAGATAAGGGCAAGGGAAACAAAGGGAAATTTTCCCCTGTTTCCCTGTATATATGATTTTAGGTTTAAGGATTTGCTACCAAATAATCTTCTCCCTCAATTTCAACAACTAAAACAGCTTGTTGATTGTTGGTGTGCTTAATATCATATGCCAACTGCGTGACCGTCCCCCGTGAAGACTCATCGGCAATGATTTCAATAACCGCCGATGGCTCGGGCTTACCTTGCCAATAACCTTTTGCCTCAATGATGGTAAAACCTTCAAAGTATTTGTTGGCAATTTCGGCCAAATTCGGTTTTCGTTCGGTATAAATTCTGTAAATCATATTTCACCCCTTTCAAAGTTCCTATAATCCCACCCTACCGCCCACAACAATCATACTTTTACACACATTCACGGAGATAATCCGGCAATGCTGCATTCAAGAAACGTTCACGGTCAAACCTGGGATTATCAGACTGAAAATATCTTGCCAATTGTCCGATAAACCTTCTATAAAATCCACATACTGCAAACCATTCATCAGGATAGTGAACTTTTCTCCCTTCTTCTTGTTGTAGTGCTTGTTTGCCGATTTCGGCTATGGCTTTATAGTGCTTTTTCGATAACATAGCTAATCCCCCGTTTAGTTCCAATCACCTTATTCGATAAAAACGGCGAATGTTTCGTAAACATCCAATAATTTTTCGGCTTCTCCGCCTTGTTTGGCCAGCAACAATAGGCCATTAACCAAATCATCGGCTAAAATACCGATTGACTTAATCGTCCCGTCAGGATATTTTTTCACTTCAACACCAAATATGCCGTCGATTATTTGTTTTACCATAGCATCATCCCGTTTTGTTTGTGGGATTAAGTCAACGGCCCTGCGTGAGTTCCAAACTCTAATAAGCATTTTTTATCCCCCTTAATTAATTGTTTTTCATTTTCTTTGTTTATCGCTTGCCGTCCTCACCTAAAACATAACACATATTCGGCAGGATGCCAAATAAAGTTTAAGGAAAAAACAGAAAAAAGATAAAATTTTCTTATCGGACGTTATTTATGGCTGGAGAATGAACTAAAAGACCCATAAAATCGGCTGTAGTGAGCCAAAAAGGGGGATTTTACAAGGTTTGGACGGGGAGAATAACCACCCCCACATTTATCGGACCATCCCCGTGCCCGTGTGACCACAATCCCTGTTTCCGATGGAGATTGTCCACATTCAACAAGCTAAAACCAGACAAAAGCCATCGGCAATAAACAGGAAAACCAGACAAAAGCCATCGGCAATATGGAGACAAAAACCGATGGCCACGGTCCACAATATAGCAAGGAAAACCGACAAAAACAATCGGCAATATGGCAGGGAAAGCCGACAAAGCACATCGGCAATATGGCAAGAAAACCGGATAGGCCAGGTCTGGAACAGGAGAAATAGGGCCGATAAAATGCCTGTTTTTAGGCCGTTATCGAGGGTGGTTTTGTGTGCAGGGCCGATAAAAACCGCCTTTTTGGAACACTATCAAGGGCAGACCGGTACCCGCAGGCCGGAAATAGAGGAAGGCCGTCGGGGAAGTTATCCATCCCGACTATACACACCAAATTTTCGCCCAAGCCATCCCTGGAGCCTGATTTTCGCCCGAAAAACGGGATTTTACTGGACTTTAGCGGGACTCCCCAGAAAAATTATAATTTTCAAAAATTTTTCGGAACTTTCACGAACAAATTCTGTCTAAACACGTATATATAAATACCTGCCCAGGGATGGGCAGAAACAAGCCCAGGATGGGCTTGGAAAGTGATAAGTTCTTTGAAAAGTGAATAGAGTTTACAGATTGGCTCGAAAGCGGCTTGCCGCCTAACCAATCCAGCTTCCCTGGCGGCGTCAGCCGCTTTTCAAAGAATTTTTTATTAAACACAGTGTTTATTATATATATACTTCAAGAAATATATTATAATTTTATTTATTTATTATTATTTATTATTATTTATTTATTATTTATTATACGAACAAATTATAATCTTGAACGTATATATATTAAAATTAAATATAAATATCTCTATATCCACCAGCCTGTAAGGGCTGGTGGATAGATATATAATCCCTGATTTATAAATTATATTTTAATAATTATACTTGTATATTATATTTTAATAATTATATATTTAATAATTATATTACGTGTTTAATTTATATTTTAATAATTATATTACGTGTTTTGTTTAATATAAATATAAAAGGGCGATACTTCGATGAGTAGTCAGAATGACTGCCAGACCAACGAACGAGTCGGCGGTCCGCTCATCCGAATGCCCGATTCCCCTGCCTAACTGGGCGGGGGAAGTCTATGTTTGGAGACAGGTAATGGGACGTAAACCGAAGCCGAAGCCGAAGGAAACACCTTTCGAGGCTGCCGAGCAGTATCATCCTGCTTACATCGAGTCGAGGCGAAAGAAAATTCATCGAGGGGCCAAGTTCAACTACGACTTCGTCGAGCTTGCTTGCCGCTTGAAGGCTGCTGGTTTCAGCGACGAGGACCTTGCCTATGCCTTCGGCGTCCATCACGATACCATCCGCCTTTGGCGACATCGCTTCCCAGAGTTCAAGAAAGCCTGCGAGGACGGCAAGAAAATGGCGGTGCAGTACCTTGTTGCCCGAGGGCTTCGGGCTGCGGCGGGCTACGAGTACGAGGAAGCGAACGAGAAGTACAAAACCGTGTTTGACCCGAAGACGGGCGAGACCAAGCAGGTCCTTGTCGGTAGAAGCGTTTTCAAGAAATACCAACCCCCTGATGCCCGCTTGCTTATGTTTATGCTCTCCAACCTTGACCCAGAAAACTGGGCCAAATCTCACAAAATCGAGGTTGACGAGAACCGGAACATCAACATTCGGCTTCAGGGCGAGGTCGCCAGCGACCAAATCAGGCGGCTGGCAGGGGCTTTTCTCAACCAGTCCAAGGAAGTCGAGTCGAAAGTTATCGAAGAAAATGTCGAAGGGAGCGACGATGGACATAAAAATCGAGAGTCCTGAACAGTTTTTCAAACTCATTCCGACTACAATCCAGGAAAACCTGGAGTTCCGCAGGGACTTCAACAAGCTGCTCTGCAAGGACCCAGGCCTGCGGAAGGTCTTCCTTGAACTGGCTTACATCTATCCGCCCATTTTCTACAACGCAATGTTCTGGACTTTCAACCCCAAGCAGCCCCCAGGTTATCGAAATTGCCCGTTCATCCTGCGTCCTGCCCAGATTGATGTCGTTATGTCCCTCAAGGACGCTATCGACAATCATCACGACTTGCTTATCGACAAGAGCCGAGACGAAGGGGCAACAGAGCTAATTACCAAGTTTTTCGCCCTTTACTGGCTGCTTTTTCCCTCGACGATGTTCCTTGTCGGCTCCCGAAACGAGGCCTACGTGGATAGGGCCGTCCACGTTCGAGGGGAAGATTCGGTCTCCGGCGACCACAAGTGTCTATTCCACAAGATTCTCTACGGCATTGTTACCCTTCCGCCGTGGCTTCGCCCGAAGCTGCTTAAGACTCACCTGCACCTGGAGAACCTTGACAACGGCAGCATTATCGACGGCGAAACGACGACGGAGAACTTTGGTGCCGGAGACAGGCGAACGGCAGTGTTGCTCGACGAGTTCGGGCGTGTTGACCACGCTACCGCCCAGCGGATTCGAGAAAGCGTATCCGACGTTTCCGACACGGTTATCTACAATTCCACGCACTTCTACGGAAAGGGACATCCGTTTGCAAAGCTCCGCTTCTCCGGCAAGATTAAGGTTGTAACGCTGCCTTGGCACCGGAACCCCGAAAAGAACGTCGGCTTGTATAGGTCGCCCGACCTTAACGTTGTCAAGATTCTGGACCTCGATTATTACTGTATGCGTTATCCACGGATTTTCAAGGAAAATATCTCGATATACAAAGCCAGCGATGTCCAGAAACTGATGCGGGAGTATTATCCCGACGAGAAGCTCACGTTTGTTGCAGACGGGACCGACAAGCTGCGGAGCATTTGGTACGACGAGCAGGCAAGCAGGCGTGATGCAAGGGATATGGCGGTCAACGTTGATATGAATCCCAGCGGCTCCGGCGATATGTTCTTCGATGCCGAAGTTTGCCAGCGGTTGCGGAACGAGAAGGTTCGACCGCCAGCGTTTGAAGGCGAAGTTGTTTACAAACTGGACTCGGAAGGACGTGTTTACGGCTACAAGTTTGTCAAAAACGCCGGACTTCGGCGGTTCAAGTGGTGGGGGAATTTGCCGGATGGACGGCCTGACCAAAGCCACAACTACATTGTATCTTGCGATATTTCGATGGGAAACGGAGCTTCAAACTCCGTAATCGGTGTTTACGATGTCAATACTTACGAAAAAGTTGGCATTTTCGTGTGTCCGAACACTCCGCCGGAAACGCTTGCCGACCAAGCGGTTGCTATCGGTAAATGGGCTGGCGGAAGAACGGGACAGGCATATATGATTTGGGAAGCAAACGGCCCAGGCAATGCCTTCGGCCAGAGAATACGGAAGCACAATTACAAGTTTGTGTACAGGGCACGGAACGAGAGAACAATCAGCCGCAAGCGGACCAACAAGCTCGGTTGGTACTCGACGGGCGGCGTGAACGGAACAAAATACGATTTGCTTGTTAATCTGCGAATGGCTCTTGCGGAAGGATTGAAGACTAACCCAACACATAAGGCCTTGATTGTTTACGACGAAGCGACAGTTAGCGAATACGAAGATTATATTTTCTTCGAGAATGGAACGGTCGGCCTGTCTTCGTCTGCTGACGAGAGCAGCGGAGCGAGGTCGGCTCACGGAGATAGGGTGATTGCAGATGGGATGGCGGTTTTGGCGATGCAAGAGCAGCCAAAGGCCGCAGTTAATTTGCTGCCGACGCTTACGTACGACTCGTATGCATACCGGCAGAGAAAGAGGCGACAAGATGAGGAAGAAGAAAACTACAGGTACCTCTATTGAAATTATCAACTTGGGTGCTCACGAACTTAATTGTTTCGGGATAGACCTTATCCGAAAATATATCGGCTACGAATTTTCAGCGGGCCTGAAGTTCGAGCAAGAAGAAGTTGGCGACGATTGGTTTGGGGCCTACAACGAAGAAGGCGAACTTATCGGTATCTGCGGCCTTGGCGGTACAATCGAGGCACCATTCAGGCGATGGCTTGGTTATTTCGTTGTCAGGCCTGATTATTGGGGGAAAGGTGTTGCAGATGAACTGCTTAAGGTTGTAGAGCGACGCTGTACAAGGTTGAACTATCGCTGGCTTTTTGTCGAAACTTACGACAGGCCCGAATTCCGACGAGCCTTGTCGTTTTACAAGAAGCACGGATTTGTAGAGGTTGGGTATCTGAAAAACATATTACTTGACGGAGCGTCAGCGATTTATTTGATGAAGGACTTGCGAAAAGTAGGTGAAGATAATGGCTAACAAACAACCGTCCACTATGCCGTTTACACGGCGAATACAAAGAGCGATTGCTGCCTGGCAAAAAATGATGGAGCCAATGCTTGAGCATCGGCGTAGAATGCTGTCGTACTATGCATCCGGTTACTACAGCAACCAAAAGCCGAAGAAATACGCTCACATCTTGAATTTGATTGATAGGGGTGTCAGCATTCTGCTGCCATTCCTTGTAGGGCAGAATCCTCGCATTATCGTTAACAGCAAGTCTCCTCGTCTGCGTGGTTGGGCTTATACCACCCAGCTTGCGTTGGAGCACCTGCTGAAAGAGATGGATTTTTCCAGCAGAACGTTGCGACCGGCGGTTCGCAATTCCCTGTTTGGGATGGGAATTGTCAAGGTTGGCTTGGCGAAGGCGGCAGAGGTAGAGATTGGCGGTTACCTGCACGAAGTTGGCCAGCCTTATGCCGATGTTATCGACGATTGCGATTATGTCGGCGATGTTTCGGCGAAGGACCGAGAGAATTTCGAGTTTGAGGGACACCGCTATCGACTGCCGACTGACTTTGCCCGTGAATTCTTCGGCCCGAAGCACGCTGACAGCATTAAGCCGGATTACAAGCTGTTCGGCGACACTTCGCCGGAAGCGATTGCGAAAGGGGACTTGACAGAAGAAGCCTACCATACGCTGCGTGAGTACAGCGAGTTTTACGATATTTGGCTGCCTGACGAGCACGTTATTATTACTTTGCGGCCCGAAGGTAAAGGCTCCAGGATTCTGCGAACCGTGGAGTGGGAAGGACCGGAAGGTGGGCCATTTGTTACTTTAGGGTATAAATACTTTCCAGATACTCCAATTCCAATTCCACCGGTTTACCACTGGCTGGATATGGATACGATGATAAACGTCCTTGCCAACAAGATGCGTAGGCAAGCAGAGCGTGAGAAGTCGATTCTGGCATACGAGGAAGTTGCAACAGAGGATGCAGAGAACATTGTTGGCACGCCTGACGGCGGAACGTGCAAGGTCAGCGACATCGACCGCATCAAGGAAATCCATTTCGGCGGTGTCAACGACCAAAACTACAAGTGGGTCGATTGGATTGAGTATCACTGGTCCAAGCAGGCTTACAATGCTGACACGCTCGGCGGGCGGTCGGCTATGGCCGAGACGCTCGGGCAAGAGCAGATGTTGTTGGCGAATGCCAGCCGTGCCATTTACGATATGGCTGGTGAAGTTCACAATTTCACGAAGAAGATTGTCGAGCGGTTGGCTTGGTACTTGTGGACTGACCCGCTTATCGAGATACCTGTTGTCAAGCGGATACCTGGGCTTGAAGATTTGACGGTTGTTTTTTCTCAAGCTGCGAAGGAAGGTGACTTCTACGACTTCAATTTCGACATCGAGCCATATTCGATGCGGCTTGAAAGCCCAGACTTGAAGTATCAGAAGCTGCTGTCGTTTATGACGCAGTGGGTGCTGCCCATCCTGCCACTGGCTGCCCAGCAAGGTAACCAGTTGGATGTTAATATCGCCACGAGAGACCTGGCGAAATACTTGGGGCTGGATACCGACATTTCCGGCTGGTGGAAATCGACGGTTCCAACAGACATTAGGTTGAATCCGTACACGCCTGTACAAGGTGAGGTCAAGATACCGGAAACTGGGCGTGTCGGGGCGTATGGGGCGAAAAGTCGAAACGAAAACTTGCAGCAGGCCCAGACGCACGACTTCGGGCGTTCTGAAAATCTGGAGTCTGCCCCACAACCAGGGAGTTAAGGATGAAAAAGAGAAAGAAGAAAGAAAAAGTAGGAAATGATGTTCGACACTGGCTTGCAATTGTTTTGATGCTGTCAATTCCCCCTGCATTTATTGTTGGGAATAAGATAGTGTCGCAGTTGCAGCCGCAAACGGAAAAGGTGGTAATTCAGAAAATTCTTGAAGCCACTGTTTACATCGAGGCGTGGACCGAGGAAAATGTGAAGCTGTGGAGCGGCAGTGGTGTAGTTGTGGATGGGAGAGTGCTTACTGCGGCTCACGTGATGCGTGGTGCCCAGAAGTTTATAATCCGAAACATTCACGGCGAGGAATTGGAGTACTTGGCTACTTATTACGACGATGAAAACGACTTCGGCTACTTTGACTTGAGAGACAAGAATGTGCCGTCCGTAAACATTGTTGATTCAAATTCGCTTCAATACGGCGATACGGTTTATGTTTGCGGAGCACCACTTGGCGACGAGTTGTTTCCTTGCTTGACTAAAGGTATTGTGTCTGGCCTTGACAGGCACTTGATATTTTTCGGAATTGGGCCACAGATACAGGTTGATGCCCAATCGTGGCCTGGTAACAGCGGAGGCGGAGTATTTGATAAAAACGGTAACGTAATAGGTTTGTTGATTGGGGGCTATTACGGAGCGGATGGAATTAGTATTGTTGTCCCTTCACGTTTGATTATGGAGAAGTTGTACTATGGCTCGAAAACGTAAAGCAGAATCCCCAAGTTATTACAAGGCGTTGCAAAGGTATCGTCAAGTTGCGAAGAAGACTCCGCCTGGAGAGGGCGGTCGGTTTGCAGCTTTGAAGGCTGCATTGGCGAAGAAGAAAGGTGTTAAAACCCCAGGGGCTTTGGCTGCGTGGATAGGTCGAAAAAAATACGGGAAGAAGAAATTTCAGCAGATGGCTGCTAAAGGTAGGAGAAGCAAATAATGCCGGTGCCCCGAACTACAGATGTTGGAGAGTTAATTAGGTTCTTTAAGAAAGAGCATCCCGAGTGGCCTCACGACCAAGTTGTAGCTGCTGCTTTGAATACGGCCCGCAGGTATGGTGCGAAGATTCCTAAAAAACGTAGAAAGAAACTCTACAAACGTAAGAGGAAACAGTAATGGCTACTGGAACGATTAAGATTAGTGTTAAGCTGACGGGGCTTGGTGAGGATGTGGCGTTGAACAACAAGTTTGACGTTACGACTGCACCGACCGCAGCGACATACAATTATCGCACCCTTGCTACCGCAGATACTGCCGAGGCGTTAGATTTGGGCGATGTCTCGACGGCTCACTTGATATGCCTCAAGGCTATCGGTGGCGACTTGGAGATAGATACATCCTACGACACTTCGTTCAATGCCGAGTTGATTGTCCACGACGGCGAAGTAGCTGTTTTCAAACCTAACGGAACGGTGTATGTTAAAAACCAAGATACTGGTGAAACACCGTCGTATGAGTATTTGGTTTTGGGGGAAACGTAATGGCTAAACGGAAATCTCTTGGCATAAATTTCGAGTGTCGTTGTTGTGATTACAAGAAGTTCTATCCGAACGAAGTAGTTGATGATTGCCCAAGGTCGTGTCCAAAGTGTGGTAGTGGCACTTATAGGCTACGCTTCTGCTACGAGAAGCCGAGAGAGGAACCGCTTATCAACATTGATGCTACGATGCAGCCGAGAGAGCGGTGGAGCGATGCAATGGGCGTACATCCGAACCAGATACCGGAAGCTATTAAACGGTATCCTGGAAGTGTTTATGATAAAGAGGGCCGGTTGCTGATACGGAATCGTGCTCACAAAAAGTTTGAGATGAAACGGCGAGGTTATATAGAATACGATTAAGGAGACAGAATATGGAAACAATTTGGGAACATAACTTTAGAGATGGCTCAAGGATTACGTTGCTGTACAAAGAGTTTAAGCAGGCGAAGCGGGAAGTTCCGACATTACAGTTTTTCTTCCGCCACGACGGGCGAAACAAAATCCTGGAAGTCCCGTTCTATGATAGGCATACGGGTCAGGATTTGCTGCCGTCGTTTGTGGAAGCAGTTAAGCCGCATTTGCCGGAAGAAGAACCTGCTATTACTGTCGAGGATGCCCCTGCGGAACCTGCACAACCTAAAACATCTTCGGTGCGAAAGCCTAAAAAGAACACGAAAGTTTGCACCGAGTGCCAGCGTGAATTTATTCCGAATTCACCGGCCCAAAAGAAGTGCAATCTTTGTAAGATGTCGCCCGAGGAACGGAAGAAACTTGAGGAAAAGTTGGATGCAGAGGCTGATGAGCCAGAAATTATAGTGCCAATGGAAAGGGAGACAGAGAATGAGTGAAGAAAGAACCGAACAGAACAATATGCAACCAAATCTTGCTGAAAGCGAGGCTGATTTGCCTCAAGGCTTAAGCGAGGAAATGGATAAGATTTTATCTAAAAGCTATAGCGATTCTGCTGAAATTGAGTTTGATACTGACGAGAACGAGAAAGATACAGGCACTGGGCCTGATGCTGAAACCGAGTCGAAGTCTGATGCCTCTGATGCGGATGCTGACGAAAGTGAGGAACTGGAGTCAGCGGGCGACGAGGACGTGTACGAGGAAATTGACCCCCGTTTAGTGGCTGCGGCCAAACGGCTGGGGTGGAGTGATGAAAAGATTGTCCGAGTCGCAGAGGAAGACGAGACCATTTTGCAAGACTTGGCTGACATAATGGATATGGTGTTGGCTTCCTCTGGTCTAAAAGGCGGCGAAAAAGCCAGCCAAGAGTCCGCAACAGAGGAAGAAGAAACCGACGAGGTTAAAGGCGTCGAGACCCTTCAGTTGAGTGACGAGGAGTTGCAGAAGCTGAAGGATGAGTACGGTGAGGCTCCAGCAAAGATTATTGCCTCTCTTACCGAAAAGCTGAATAACGCCATACAAGAGCTTAATGATGTTAAGCGTAATGTACACGGCGTTACGAAAGCCGAGCGGGATAGAGAGATGATAACTCGGCTGGAGATTGCAAACCGTGCGTTCGACGACGCTGCCGAGGTGTTCCCGATTCTTGGTAAGACCAGCGAGCTTCCTGTTGTCGGCGACAAGTACGATGCGTCTCATCCTGCTATCAAGGCCCGCAACGAAATCTTTAACGTTGCGATGGCGTTTGAGCAGATGGGCTATCCGTTTGATAAGGCAATGGATGAAGCTCTGAACTGGTATGCTGGGAAAGAGGGAACCAAGGAAATTCAAGAAAAAGTTGTTAAAGAGTTGAATGCTCGGAAAAAGCAATTTACGGCTCGTCCGACACGAAAGCATACAGTGCGGAAGTACAACTCTGAAGACGAGCGAATTGCTGCAACAATGGATGAGATTTATCAACAAATTGGCATTAAGGAAGAATAAGGGAGTGAAAGATGGCGACAGGCATAACTATTGAACAGGCAATTGATTTGGGTTATGCAACCCTACAATCTTTCAAACAAGATGATTTTGCCATCGTCCTGAAGCATCCTCGTTACGAAGCCATCAACAAATGGTTCCGTGAGGATAAACTTCAGCTTGATGGTGGCGACCGTGTTACCAGGTACATTCATCTGAATGACACTGGTAATGCACAGCACGTCCGGCTGTATGATACGGATGAACCGAACGTCGTTAACACCGACCAAGAGATTAAGGTCGAGTGGACGCACGCTGTTACCAGCTTCAGCTATTCTCGGAAAGAGCTTGCAATGAACCTCGGCAACAAGGTTAGAGTGTACAACTACCTGAAGAGCCGCAGAATGGGTGCGTTCCGTGAATTTGCTGATTTGCTGGAAGAGGCTGCGTGGAGCACTCCAACTGGAGCAAACGATGACCTTAATCCTCACGGTATTCCGTGTTGGCTGTCGTACGGTACGAATGGTAGCACCGGCGGCTTCAATGCCTACTCTGCTCACTACAATGATGGTGCCGGTACTACGTATGATGCTGGTGGGCTTGCTTGTAGCTCGACTGTGAATCCTCGTTGGGCAAACTACTATGCTGACCACGATGGCAACCTTGATGATACGCTTCTGCGATTGCTGCGTCGTGCTTTCCGTCAGACTTACTTCCAGGCTCCGCTTGAGCCGGTGAAGATTTTTGAGGATACCGAGTATGGCAACTATCGGCTGTACTCCAACGATAATGTCATCGGTGCTCTTGAGGAACTGGCTCTGAAGTCTGACGACAGGGTTGGTCCTGACCTTGGCAAATACGTTGGTCGAGTATTGTTTAAGGGTATCCCGTTTGTGTACGTGGATATTCTGGACACGGCCAACACCAGCACCTATGGTACTGACCCGATTTTTGGTGTAAACCACGATGTTTTCTATCCTGTTGTCCTTCGGGGCGAATACTTCAGGATTAACAAGCCGATGAGCAAGGTTGGTCAGCATAACGTTCTGACGGTCTATGTTGACTTGACTTATGCATACATCTGCGAGGATAGGCGTCGGGCTGGTTTTCTTGTTAACCAGCAATAATGGATTGTAGTCGTGGCGTGAGAGGCCGGATGGCTTCAAACGCCGGAAACGGGGTCAGAGGAACACGTAACTCTGGCCCCTACGATGAACCTTAAAATTTGTGAGGGTAAAGAACGATGAACGTTGCATTTGGTACTAACATTCACGCTATCAGAAAGAAAAGAGTCTATTACGAAGGCTCTGACACTCTGTACGAGGGTGTCGCTCTGTGCTACAACCACGATACTACCAACAACATTCTGGGTTGGGACCCCGAGAATAAGACCAAGGATAGCACCACGGCGGAAGGTTATCAGAACGAAGGTAAGTTCCTTCGTGTTGAGAAGCCCTCGGCTTCTAATCTGAAATTTTTCGCCGGTGTGGTTACGCAGAAGGATGCTGGCCGTACTGGTCCCTGCTGGATAGATATTATTGTCCCGAATGGGGCAATTGTTCCGGTAAGAGGAACGGAGTCCTTTACCATCGGCGACAAGATTTATATTGCTGCCGGTGATTATGAGTTTACCAACGTTCCGCAGGTTGGTGGTTTCTGTGGTTACGCAATGGAGACTGTTGACCGCAGTTCTACCGAGGGCCTGTTGTTGGCTAAACTGCTACCCACTGCGGCCAATCCACGTGAGGAAATTGCTGTTGTGGACAAGACGGAGAATTATACTGTTACGGTCTCCGATAGTGGTAAGATTCTGACCAATACCGGAGCAACCGGTGCTGTTACCTTTACGCTGCCTAAAGCTGCTGATGCTGAAGGTTGTGTATATACTTTTGTTCTGACGGCTAATCAGAATTTGGCTATTGACCCCGACGGCAATGAGAAGATTATCTTTGGTAACGACACCGATGCTCTGGGGGCTGGTGAGGCTCTTACTCTTACGCCTGCTGATGCTAACGATGTTGGTATGAATATCACCCTTGTTAGCGATGGTACGCAGTGGATTGTTAAGAGTGCCTATGCCCAGGCTGCGGATAAGTTTGCGATTCCGTAATGATGCTTTTGGGGGCAGTTTTTATGCTGCCCCCGTAGCTCTTATTTGGAGACAGATATGAATACTACGATGACAATTGAGAATGCGTTAGCTTTGATTAGGCAAGTGTGCAGTGTATATAGGGGGACACTGCAAGACCATACACTGTTGCAACAGGCATTAAGCTGCATCGAGGAAAACTTAAAGAAGCCTTCAGGGAAGAAGGCTGGCGAACAAGAGGCAGAGAGCAAGGAATGAGCATATTCTGTCTCCGTTAGTCCGACGGGGGCGTCCCCCAGCCCCCTCGGACGCTTATAGGGAGTAACGATGGCAACGTTGCAACTTACATTTTCGGATGTTTACAAAAAGGTTTCGGAATTCCTTGGTCTGGGGTCTTCTCCAACCGGCGAGGATTTGACCAAGGTTAAAGATATTGTGTACCGAGGCTATCGCCAATTTCTGTTTCCAATACATCCTGTAACAGGTAGGGGATACATTTGGAGTTTTCGGCGTAAGGTCGGGACGCTGGTTACAGAAGCTGGCAAGTGGGTGTACGAGTTGCCTGAAGATTTTTCCTACTTTGAGACGAAGCTCACGCTGATTCAGGATGGCAACTATCCGAATCCCGAATACACATCGGTGAGTCGGATTTATGAAAAGCGTACTGCGGATAACACTACCAGCTATCCGCAATACTACGGCGTGCGTACCGGCGATTATCACCCACAAACCGGCCAGGTTTATGAGATTGTGTTCTGGCCGACGCCTAACGCTGCTTATAACTACACCTACAACTACGTGTTTGTCCCTGAAAAACCTGCGAATGACGACGATGTTTTCATTGGTGGGCCTGAAGCCTCGGAGTGTATTTTGGAAATGGCGTTGGCGGTTGCCGAAGTGCAGGAAGACGACACGGTGGGAATTCATAATCAGCAGGCCCAGGCATTGCTGGCCAAGCTGATTCGCAGCGATGAGAAACTTGCTCCGTCGTCTGTTGGAATGAACACGGACCCAAGTATTACGGACAGTTGGCCTGGTATTCAAAGGCCGGAATATCGTATTCACGACATTAGTTATTGAGAGGGTATGAAAGATGTCTAAAGGTAACATAGCACACGAATTGCAGTTTGGTTGGGATATCCTTACTGGTTCTGCGACGTGGGACCCAGGTGCAATTGCGGATGGCGATGAGGAAGCAAAGGAAATTGAGGTGCCAGGTGCTGCTCTTGGCGATTTCGTTCTTGCTGTTTCGTTCTCCAAGGATGTGCAGGACTTGCAGCTTACGGCTGATGTAACAGATGAAGATACTGTTACTGCTGTCCTGTCTAACAGCACTGGTTCGTCGGTAAATCTGGATTCCGGTACGGTAAGAGTAATTGTTCTGAAACGTAAGATTAGCTAAAGAGGTAGGCGATGGCTATTACAGATAACACAAGATTGGATATAGTCCCTATGAATGGCGGTTCGGTGCGGGTTACAATCGCATCGAATGTCGGACGAGGTAACGACGGTACAAGTTTGCCTTGCAAAAAAGTATGGCTGATAGCCAACTCTGACGACATCCGTGTTAATTTGTTCAGTGCTTGTACTGCAACTACCGGTATCCCTGTCCCTCATTACAATGCAGCCAATAACGGCAATGAGTTACCGTTGGAATTAGAGATTAACGATGTCGCTAATCTCTACTTTTATGGAGCAACGGACAGCAAGGTGGTCGATATTTTGTATCGTAGATAAGGAAAAGTTATGGCACGGAAACGGCTGTTGAAAATTAACTGGCCCAAAATCGAAAAAGAGTGGCAGACGTATCTGAAGAAGACGAGGGGCTGCTCTCGGATGACGAAGGGCCAGTGGCTTGTGTTTAATTATCCGAAGCTGTTTACGACTACCCGAACGGCTGCAACGGAGCGAAGGTTGAGGCAGGCAGGGCTTACCGAGGAAGAAATCAAGAGGGTTAGGGACTAATAAAGGAGAGTTAAATGGAATTTATACTTCCTGTTAAAGGCTATAGTGAGGCTGCTGCTGTCGATAAAAGTCCGCCCTTGACCAGCGGGGATATGAACAATGTACGCCCAACAGATGTTATGGAAAGGCGGTTAAGAATAGGTCAACGCCCAGGGCTGGACAAGTGGGGCAATGGAGACCAAATTGGTGCAGCCGAGCAGCCGGTAGTGGCAATGTGTATTGTGAGTGCAGTGGTGTAAAATGCCAATTATTATTGATTACAGAGATGATAATACAGAAGGTAGTAATTGGACAGCAGACCCAACAGATATAATACACAGTTTTCAGTTGGCTGATTCAGATTATCGAATTAGTAAGATTGAGATTTTCTTTTATGGACTCAATCCATATGGTATATCAGGGGCTGCTTGTTCTACTTATTTAGCTGATGCTAATGGCAAACCGATAGGTGATGTAATTGAAACGGCCTATGATATTGTTTCTATATCAGGCCCTCTTAAGAAATTGGAGTTATGGTTTAATTATCCTGGTGAAGTTTATGTACATAATACAAGGTATTGCTTTAAGCTGCATTTTGATACTGTAAATTCAGGGCCGCCTTATGAAAATGATAATGGGATAGGTGAGTATTATTATATTAACGATGTATTGCAGACTAATCAGTTATCTATGTATATTTGGGGAGATGTTCTCCCTGCTCTGCCCAGCAAACCGACGAATCCAACTCCGGCACACGAATCTACGGGAGTTGATTTTTCGAACTTTAGGTTGGCTTGGCAAGATGGCGGCGGAGCAACATCTTATGATGTTTATATTGGACCGTCTGGCAATTTGGTTAAAGTTTCAAGCTCACAAACAAGTGCATATTATGTTACAAATTTAGATGAGTTAGAAACTATTTTTGGAGCTTCTCCGATAAATCAAAGAATATATTGGCGTGTTGATGCTAAAAATGATGCTGGAACAACCCAAGGAGATGAGTGGTGGTTTGATGCAAGACCGGCTAAACCTACTAACCCTAATCCTATAAATGGGTATAGTGGGATGACACTTGATTGGACAACGTTTTCGTGGGAGTAAGTAGTGGCAACAACATATAATGCTTATTTTGGTACACAGTCGGGCAATTTAACATTAGTTGCTTCGGGGCTTACATCGGCCTCGTTGGCTGCCACTTATCTTATAGAGGCGTTTGGCAACGCTGCTTATGATACTACCTACTATTGGCGAATAGATGCAGTAAATGAATTTGGAACTACACAGGGAGATGAGTGGAGCTTTACTACGATACCGTTTGACCAACCTCGAATAAGTTATATATTATTACCAGGTGGTAATGGTTCTGGTCCCTACGATGACCCGCCAGGTACTCGTGGGGTGGACTGGGAATGGACGGCGGAAAATTACTTTATTCCGGCGATACACCGGCTTGTAGCTGCTGCTAATAATGCGATTTGGTATGAAGATATTTAACTAATGGCTGTTAGTATTACTGAATATAGTGCTAAAAAGCGACTTATTGTATGCGGTAGTGATAGTCTATATTATGAGGATATAAACGTGGCTGCTGGGAAATTGGTAAAATTAACTGCGTCGGATGGTGATATTGATACATCGGATAACCTGATGATAGTTAGCGGCTTTCAGAAGGCCTTTGTTATTAACGGTACTAACTTGAAGGTTGCTGATTTTATAAATACTAAAATCAGCACTGATAATATAGGAACCCATCCGCCAGATAAAGGTAATATATTGACAGGCCAGACAAGCGGAGCGAAAATGGTTGTAGATTATATTACTTCGTTAAGTGGGGCCTGTGCAATATATGGCTATCGAACTACGGCTGCAACTTTTGTAGATGGTGAGACTGTTACTGGTACAGATAATGATGGAAACAGCATTTCGTTTGACCTGAACGCCGACGAAGTGGCTGGGCCACATTGGTACGACTGGACGGTGTACGGCAACAGCGATGCGTTTGGTACGATGCCCTCTTCGGCTTACCTGGGATGTCTATATCGAGGAAGGTTGGTTCTGGCTGGCAATAAAGCATATCCACACCAGTGGTATATGTCAAGAGTAGGAAACCCCTGGGATTGGGTGTATGGGGCCAACGACCCTCTGTCGGCTGTTGCGGGAAATAATGCCGATGCGGGAGAGGCAGGGGATATTATTACTGCCTTGATACCGTACAGAGACGATTATTTGATTTTTGGCTGTGCTAACAGCATTTGGTTGTTACGTGGAGACCCAGCTTCAGGCGGTTCCTTGGACAGAATCACGGGAGTTACGGGTATTTTTGGTTCGCAAAGCTGGTGTTGGGGGCCGGACAATAGCTTGTATTTCGTAGGGAGCGGTGGAATTTATAGAGCGTTGCCGCCAACATTTGAAACTATTGAATGCATATCTGTTCCTGTTTTACCTAATCTTATTTCCGACTGGCAATTGGACCCTGCCTTGCATAGAGTAGTTATGGGCTACGATGCAAGGCGGTTTGGGATTTTGATTTGCCGAACTACACTTTCCGACGGGTCAAGTAGTGCATACTGGTATGACCTGCGAACCGAAGGGTTTTTCCCTGAATCGTACCCCAATGAGTGTGGGCCTTATTCAATGCTGTTTTATGATGCCAACGACGATGACCATCGCAGACTCTTGTTAGGCTGCAAGGATGGATATATTAGGTACTTTGATGATGCAGCAAAAGATGATGATATTGGTGCGACAGACACAGCTATTAACTCTCACGTTACTTTGCCGATAGTAAAAGCTGGAAACGATGATGAAGAAGGCAAACTTACGTCTCTGACAATAACCCTTGCTGGCGGGGCAGCAGGCGGTTCGTTTGGAGATACAGATGGCGTAGATTACAAGATTTATGCAGCCGATGACCCTGAAACAGTTCTTGAGGATATTAAAGATGGTGCAGCGGCGAAAGAAAGCGGAACTTTGTCAGGGACAGGGAGACAGAATAGGATAAGAAAACGAGTAAGGGGACGAGCAATAGGTATTCGGTTGGAGAATACAAACAGCAACGAAACGTGGGCTGTTGAGAAAGTGGTTGGTAGAGTTATTCCTGCTGGAAGGGAGTAAAAGAATGGCACTTTCGTACGAAGATGTTTTGAGACGTTACGAGGCAGCCGCCGAACGGGCAAGGCGGGCTACAGAGCAAAGGTACCAGCAGCTATTGGAGCTTTACGGTCGTGGCATACAGAGGTATCAACCAGGCGGTGTTTTTGAACAGCGTGCCTTGCAACAAATAGAACGGCAAAAGAAAATTGGAGTTGGGAAAGAGTTGCAGCAGATGATTTCTTCAGGTTTGTATGGAACTACTGTTGCTGCTGGTGCGGCTCGACGCTGGGAAGAACAGGTAGGTATGCCTGCCAGGCTTACATTAGAGGATATAATGCTGCAAAGGTTGACGGAAGCTGAACGAGGGCTTGCTGGTGTTATTGAACGACGGGAAGATATTCCCCCAAGCCCCGAGCTTTATGCAGCCTTGTTACAACGAGCTACTGCTGTGCCTGGGCGGGTTGTTGTACCATCGTATAGCCGTGTTATGCCGTCGTATAGTCAGAGGCCTTCGTCATATGCGACTGGCGGGCCGATAAATTATATGGAAAAGATTTTTGGTAAGGATTATAGAAGGCGGTTGCTTGGATTAAGGTAAAAATACAGTATGTCTTTAGTACCTAAAATAAAACGTAACGATTGGCGGAGCATACAGGTAGCGATAGAAAAACTATCCTCTATCCGCCTTGGGTCGAATTCTTTGCCCGTGTTTAAGGGCTTGACACTTATTGGCTTGACACCTTCTCGGTTAGTTGCAACTGACGCTGACAAGGCCCTTGCATCGGTTGCAGACTTAACTGCCTGGATAGCAGGTACGACTAATCAAGTAAACGTTGCCGACGACGGCGACGGGACTATTACCCTTTCAACTCCCCAGGATATTCATACCGGAGCTTCTCCAACGTTTGCCGACCTCACGCTTGGCGATATGCAGCTTGGTTCTCCAACCTATCCGACTATCCACGACTTTCTTTCTACAACGGTTTCGGTAGGTCAAACAAGCGGGGGAACAGTTACGGATAACGGCGACGGTACAGTAACTGTAGCAGCAGGTACAGGTTATATTAAGAAAACGGACAGCCCAACCGGTGAGCTTGTTACCTTCGATTGGGCCGAAGACGACTCTGTTTCGCTAACAGATAACTCTATAAACTATGTTCTCGTAAAGTATAACAACGGCAATCCAATTGTGGATAGTACAGACGATTTCAATTCTATAAACTTCCACACCGAGTTTGTTGTTGGCCTTGTTTATCGTGAGGGAACTAATGTAAAAATTTTGCAGGCCGGAAACAAGTTACCTGATGCTCAAATCCGGTTTTGTACCCAGAGGTACCTGCGGGGTATTGAACACATATCCGGCGGGAGCATTGCCGAGAAGGCAACAAGATATGTAACATCTACTGCTGGGATTTTCTACATAGGTGATACACGGATAGATACACCTGCGTTTGATAGCTCGGCAGAGAACTTTGAGCATTATTATTACAGGGATGGTGCAGGTGGGTGGAACGATGCAACCCCGACGGGCCAGATAGACAACGTGTATTATGACGATGGTTCCGGTACGCTGGCCGAGTTGACTCCAAACAGATACGGCATACACTGGGTATATATCAGCTTTGAAGGTAAGTTAAGTGTTGTTTACGGACAAGGGGACTACAAGTATAACGAAGCAGTGCTTGCTCAACCCCCTGCGTCGATACCTGATTACCTGGATAAGTTTGCTATTCTTGCAGGCAAGATTGTTATTCAGAAGAACGCTTCTTCGTTTAGCACAATTGAAAGTGCCTTTGTTAAGGTTTTTGTTCCAGAAGATACACTTGACCACAACGACTTGGCAAGTCTGCAAGGCGGCACTGCTGGCGAATACTACCACCTGACTTCTGCCCAGCATACGGATTTAACGGACGGCGGTGATTCTACTTTACACTATCATTCGTCGGATAGGGATAGGGCTAATCATACTGGAACACAGCTTGCAAGCACTATATCGGATTTCAACGAGGCTGCCCAGGATGCAGTAGGGGGGATTCTTACCGATACAAATAGCATTGATTTTGCTTACGACGACAACAATAATACAATTGAGGCCGATGTTAAGATAACGGCTTCGCAGGGCAATGTAACATTGTCAATAGAAGAAGATGGTTTGAAGGCCGAGTTTGATATAAATGGATTGGGCGAAGATACCTTGCCCGATATAAATGCGGATTATATTGTTAGCTACGACACAAGTGCGTCTGACCATAAGAAAGTATTGATGGCAAACATTCCTGGCCTTACGGGAATAACTAATCTTGATGGTGGTAATAGTGCCTCAACGTACACGGCTGTAGGTTTGAGTCCAATAGATGGGGGTAATGCATAATGGCTGTTCAAATACAGATACGAAGGGATACGGCGGCAAACTGGACAAGCAATAATCCTACGTTGGCTGCCGGTGAATTAGGCTTTGAGACAGATACCGGTAAGTTGAAAATTGGTGATGGTACTACAGAATGGACATCGTTGGACTACATTGACGTAGCTATAGACCACAATACTCTGACTAATACTCACAATCTGACGACAGATATAGACCACGACCAGTTGACAAACTATGTTGCTAATGAACACATAGACCACAGCACTGTATCAATTATGGCGGGAGATGGCTTGACTGGGGGTGGTGATTTAACAAACACAAGAACGTTATCTTTCGACCCAAGCTATTCGCCCACCTTTGCCGGATTAGACTGTGATGGTCGAATAGACCACAATGTTACATTAACAGTAGGGACTACAAAAGGTATTATAAGTAATACCGTAACCAACCATACTTCAGACCAAACTTATTTTTATGGGATGAGCTGTAGAATTAGAAATGCAAGTGCTTATCAAATTACAAATAATGTAACGGCTTTAGTTAGTATTATTGAGCAGAATGGAACAGGGTTAATAAGTACTGCAAGAGCAGGGAGTTTTCAGATTCAAAGTACTAATTCTGGAGATATAACTATAGGTCGTGTTTTGGAAGTAAACAGCCCTTACTTTACATCTACAGGTACTATTGGAACGTTATATGGTTTGCAGATTAGGTCTCAAGCACACGCAAATGTAACAACTGCATATGCTATTTATCAGGAAGGGGCAGACGATATAAATTATTTTGCTGGAAACATTGGCCTTGGTACAACATCTTTTGGTACTAATGCAGCCAAAGTATTAGCAATAGGTAACGGTACGGCCCCAACTTCATCTCCGGCAGATTGCGTTCAGCTTTGGTCTGGTAACAGGGGCGGCATTGACGGTAAGGCTGGTTTGTTTATTCGGGCCGAAGATGGTACACAACACGTTTTTGCAGATAGGGTTGGTATTGGCATAACGAACCCAACGAGTTTGTTGCACGTAGGGACCGGACACGGTGTTAAGTTAAGCGGCGGCGACCCTTCCTGGGCGGCTGGGAATGAAATAATACGTACAGGCTACACAGCGGGAATTGGCGACTGGACTGATTTGAAGACACCCAGCAATAACAACAACTCTACTGTTATTAGGCTAACACATACTCTTCGTGTTGGTATTAAGGAAACTTCTCCTGACTACACATTAGATGTCAACGGTAGCTTTGGTTTTCATCCTGGTAACTCTGTAACGCCTGTTGATAACGGAGACGTAGTAATAGAATTCACAAATAACACTACGCTGACATTTAAGGCAAAAGGCTCTGACGGAACAGTTAGAACTGCAACTTTAACATTATCGTAAGGGGGATAAAATATGGATATAACCGAAAGAATAATTAGATGGGCAGACGAAGATAAAAAAGAAATAGAGATTGAGGAAGTCAAGCCCATTAAAAGAAGGCTGACTCTTGAGAATTTACAGCGGGACTTGGAAACTGCAAGACAGCACGCAGCAAGGGCACAGAAGGTTGTAGAGGATTTAGAGGCCGAAATAGCAGAAATTAAAGCAGCATTAAAAATTAGATAAAAGGTAGAGCTATGGCAATACGAATAGATTATACCCCGTACTATGAGCTTGGTCGCCTGGCTATTCAAGCAGGACAAGCGGCGGCCCGCCAGCGACAACAGGAACTCCAACTTCGGGCAATAATGCAGGCCCGTGAGTTGAGACAACGGGCGGAGCTTGCCCAAATGCAGCTTCAAGCTCAAGAGGACTTGGCTCGTTTTAAGGTAGCAATGAATGCAGAGGCCCAGAAAGAGGCTTATCGCTGGCAGTTGGAAAAGATGCGGCGGGCATCTGAACTTGATTTTGCCAGGCAGGAACAACGCCTTCAGAACGATTTTCTGCTGGCGGAGCAAAAACGTTTGAGAGAGCAAGCCGAACTTGAGCAGAAGAAGAAGATTATTATGGAGTCTGACCTGCTTACCGAGGACGAAAAGAAACGTGCACTCATCCAGCTTACGACTGGTGTTCGCCTGCCCCAACCTAAAACTATCGACCCGTTGGAACAGTATATGGCTGCACTGCTTGAAAGTGAGTATCAAGAGCTTACCCCTACGCCGCCAGCCGAACCTGGGGAAGCACCGCCTGCCGAGACACCACCTTTGCTACGAAAGCGTAAGAGAGACCCGCTTGGTATTCGTTAATTGGAGACAGAGGGAACAAAATGAATATATCTGAATTTAGACAAAGGTATCCTGAATACAACGACCTTTCGGACACGGAACTGGCAATGCGGCTACACGCCAAGTATTATGCCGATATGTCCTACGAGGATTTTGCCAGGCGTTTCGGTGTACCTACGACTACAAAAATAGGCATAGTTGAGCGGTTTAGAATGGAGCCTGGGGGCGTAGTAGAGGCTATTATGCGACGTGCTCCGTTTGTACCTTGGAGTACGGCGGAAATGGTGGAATTAAAAGCCGCTACTGAACGCTTGAAAGAAGGTAAGTATCCATACATTGCAGAACCTGCGGAAGCATCCATTGCTGCTGTTACTCAAGACCCTGAAATGATGGCTGCCGCCGCAACTGCTGCTCCCAGGCAAATCACCCGTGAGGAAGACCTTGCGAAGGTGAACGAGTGGCTAAACTATTGGGCCGAGGTTCAGAAACGGGGAGAGACAATTGGGGCAAAAGCACTTAACATTGCATCCTATATGCCTGCGTGGATGGTTGAGTTTATTGCCACGTCGGGGCTGGCTAAAGGTGCGTCTGAAGCTACGAGGGGGGTTATTCAGCAGACACTTAAAGCCTATGCCAAGACGAAGGCCGCCCAAGCTGCGGCAAAGGTTGCTGCGAAATATATCGGTGCCGGAGCCGGTATTGCTGCCCGAGGTTTTGTCGGTATGCCGCATAGGGCGGCAGAAGCTATTATCCAACGCCGCATTCCCAATGTTCGCTTTGAGCCTGAAGGAAAGATAGAGGTAGCCGACATTCCAGAGCAATGGGCAACGTCTATTGCAAAGGGTATCACGTCCCATCTCATCGAGGTCGCTACCGAAGAGATGGGAAAAGGCATCACGCCGATGCTGCAAAAGCTGCCTTTCATTGGCAAGGTACTTGCAAAGATACGCAAGCAATGGACGAAGCTAAACCCTGGCAATACTGTCGCCAAGTTTAACAAGTTGCTTGGTACCGCCAGGTTTGACGGCGTCCTCGAAGAGATTGGCGAGGAACGCCTGGCGACTATTCTGCATTCTGTTTTCAACACAAAAAATATCCCTGGCGACAATATCCTTGAACGCATCAAGAATGGCCTGGCCGAGGACTTGCAATACTTGCCTGCGGAGAGCCTGGCTTTTGGTATTGTCGGGGGAGCCAGGTTTGTTGGCGGCCTTGCAACTACTCCGCCTGCCAATTACCAGGCCTGGCTCATCTCTGAAACGATGAAAGCCCAACGGTCTCCAGCCCAGATGCGTAAGCAAGCCAAGGAAGGACAAGTTGCCATCTTCTTCCACGGGTCGCCTGTCCAGAAGCAGGTTTTTCACGGCAACGAATTTTTTACAGACAGCAGGGCCGAGGCTTCGGCTTATGCCCAAGTCCAAGTGCTTAAAAAGCTAATCGAGGAAGACCCTGAACTTGAAGAAATTGTTAGCGAGATAATGATGGAAGAGGGGGTTGAGGATATAACTGATTTGTCCCTCGATACGCTTAAGGATATAATCGAAGCAAATTCTGCTATCGATATAACAAAGCCACTTGGAGAGGAAGCAAAGGTTACGAGGGTCAAGCTCGGCATCACGAAATTAGCTGACCTGCGTCCAATTGGTTCCCGCATCGGGGATGCTAACGACCTGGCCGAGGCTTGGGACCGGCTGTACGAAATGGGCGGTGTAGATACTCCGTGGAACGAACTTTCTGAAGATATACAGCAGGAATTGATACAAGAATACACCTACAAATCCGCTTACAAACTTTTTGAAAACGAGGGCGTTTATCAGAACCTGTTCGAGGCTGGTTACGACGGAATTGTTTTTACGGATGTATCGATAGAAGGCCCACGCACCCACGAGTCTTATCTTGTCAAGAGCAAAGAGCAGATAGAACCGGAGCCTTTTATCGAGGAAATTGTCGATAGGTTGATAGCTGGCTTGGAAGAAGCTCCCACGGTTTACAAGGCCCAGGAAGAAGCCCGCACCCAGGAGAGGGGAAAGCGTGCTGCCGTTTACGAGGAAACTCTTAAAGAGGTATTGGAGAAGACAAATGACCCAAGGGCCGCCAGGCGTGCTGCGTTGGCTGCACTTTCCGGTGCGTTGCCCAAGGCCCACTTCCAGTTACCGGAAGGAACTGTTAGTGCCGAGGATATTAACAAGCTACTGACCTACATCATCAACGACGAGAGCTTGCTTACATACGAAAAAGAACATCTAATGGCTGCATTGCTCAAGGTTGTCGATGCCCAACAAGTCCCAACTCCAGCAGAAATTAAGCTACTTTCCAAGTATTTCGGCGAGGACCTGGGCAAAGTGCTGGCCAAGAAACGCCGCCTGCGAACCAAGATTTATTACGGCATCATCGATGCACTGAACCTGCCACGTGCAATTCTTGCATCCTTCGACTTGTCGGCAGGTGGGCGGCAGGGCATTCTGTTCCTCACGGCCCATCCGAAGCTATGGGCGAAGTCCGTGCTCCAGGGAGCAAGGGCCGGTTTGAACGAACGCTACGCAGAGTTCTACCAGGGACAAATCCGCAACCATCGCTTCTATCCTCTGGCTGTTAAGTCCGGTTTGGAATTCACCGATTTCACCGGTGGACAGCTTTCGATAACCGAGCTTGAGGAAAGGTTCCAGTCCGGCCTTGCAGAGTATATCCCTGGTGTTCGCCAGTCCGAGCGTGCTTACGTTATGACTCTTAACCTGCTCCGTGCCCAGGTATTTTACAACATAGCGGAGCAATG